TAGCCACGCTCAGCTACAGCACTACCATCAACAAAACAAGGTAGTGCTACATTATCAAGTTCTATATCATTATCAGCAATTGCCTATAGACAACAACAAGCTAGTGCAGGTCTAAACTTAACTGCCACATTATCAGCAATTGCCTATAGACAACAAGTTGCGTCAGCTGGACTTAATAGTCAATCATCACTGTCAGCATTGGTAGGTGTGATCAAACAATTTGTATCAACAGAACTATCAGCATTCAATACCGGTGTAGTTTGCCAAGCGCAACTAGCAGGTGTGGCATTATTAGAAAGTTTTGTAACCTTATCAGCAACAGCGAGAAAAACAGTTGATGGTGTCCAATCATTATCATCAGCATTTACATTATCAGCGATACCAACTACTACCAGTGGTGCTAGTGCAAACTTATCAGTGACTGCCTCAGTCACAGCCGATAATACAAGAGTTAGACACTTTGATTCCGCCCTAAACAGCAGTTCAACTTTAGCAGTAGACATCGTAAAAGTTAGACAGTTTGCCGCTGATTTAAGTAGTGCAGTATCAATGACCACTGCGATTGATCACTTTGTTGGATTCATTGTTCTTAATGCAGGCAGTTTCAGTCTAAGTGCTGATGCAAATAGAACACGCGATGTTAGTTCAACACTGGCATCTACAGCCTCAGTATCAGCAACTGTGACAAGAATACAAAATGCACTAGCGGCCTTATCTAGTTCTGTGACAGTATCAGCAGTGGGAATAGTCACAACTAATACAGCGATCAATCTCGCAGCCCTAGCCACAAGTGTGATCACAGCAGTTAAGACAGCAGTGGCAACTCCTGTATTAGATAGCATAGCCACGCAATTGACAGCGGCATTTAAGAATGCTACTGGCACAATAACATTACAATCCACCGCTAGTTTAACAGCATTGACGGGTGTGATCAAACAATATCCAAGACCTGAGATCACTGGTGTTGAAGTCTATGCACCCGGCAAGTATCCTAAGATAAGAAATAACTTTAGTTCATTCTCTGACTTTGATCCACAAGATATTGGATTTACCTTGAGCATTTGGGCAAGACGCAATACCAATACTGGTAATTTCCAACCATTAGTGTCAGATGATCCTAGTGACCTATTTGCATTTACCCTATATGGTGATGATTTCTTATTAAGACAAAACTTTGATCCAGATGAACCCAATGGTTATTGGATTAATCAAGTTCCAACAGACACTGATTGGCATCACTTCTTATTCCATGATCGTAGCATAACCGGTGGTGGTGTAAGACAATATCAATTATGGATTGATGGAGCATACGCAGGATTGTCTGAAACCATAGTATATCCAAATGGTGGCTTTACCTATAATGACTTTACAGAACTTGGTCGTGCAACCTTAGCACAACTTACAGGTTCTTATACCACTGCTAGTTATTATCTAGATGGTAGCCTAGCACAGGTTTGGATGGGTTCAATATCAGGCACAATTAATCCAACATTATTCTATGATAATGGCGCTATTGACTTTGGCACTAATGGTCGTGGTCCAAGTGATCTATTACCTACACCCTATATCTATAGTAGATTAAGCCAACCATATACTGATGTAACTTTTGTTGGTGGATACACTACAGCTGAAAAACCTGCTAGTCAACCACTATATTATAGTAACATAGTTGGACATTTTACCCTTACAGCTACCCCAGTAGCAGTATTATTAGTCACAGCTAATTTATCATCAACGACCGCAATTACAAGCAATGCAATCAAACAGGTGGCAGCAGGGGCTTCATTATCTACAGTAGCATCATTAACTGCCACAGCAAATACCTTTACTGGCGTTATTGCTAATCTAACATCCACAGCCTCAGTAAGTGCTACTGCCACAAGAATACAAACAGCTTCAGCAAATCTATCCACAACAGCTACGATAGCAGCCATCATAGGACAATTTGAACAAGCACAAGCAGCCTTAACAGTCACTAGCACATTAACCTGTGAAGCCACAGAGATATTACCAATATTAGGCGATGCAGTTCTAACTTCAGCATTTACTTTAACAGCAGATGCCCAAGCATTTAGTGGTGTAGCATCTACTATGGAAGTATTTGCCACACTTAGCGTAGATATAACTGTAATACCACCTATAAGCTTCACTGCTGGATTACAATCCACAGCCACATTGACAGTGATTGTAGGTGCTATTGAACAGTTTGCAGTCCTAGTGGCCAGTGCTGGCACTATGTTGGTCTCAGCCACAAGGATCAAAACCCTAGCTAGTGTCTTGCAGTCTACAGTGTCAATGACTGTGTCAGGCAGTAGGGTTAGACAATTTACAAGCACATTGTCAGCACAGGGATTCATCTTAACCACAGGTGAAATCATCAACATTGATCCTTACTTGACATTGGTAGTGGCACAGGAATCAAGATTGTATTATGTAATACCAGAAAACCGCAGATTAAGCATAGAACAAGAAACTCGTGTAAATATCGTATAAGGAAAATATTATGAGCACCATAACAGGATATCAGCAGGACAAAGAAGGCGTTTGGATACAGAAAGATCGCCTAGCACAATTAACCTACAGTTTGGATTGGAGTCAATGGCTGCCCACAGGCGTTACCATCACATCAGTAAGCTATGCCTTAACTAATCCCACATATAACCCAACACCACTAGTCATAGGCACCAGTGGTGTAACTGGTGGTAATCTAACATTTGTGGTGTTGAGTGCAGGCACTAAAGGTAAGATCTATACCGTAACTGCCACAGTGACATTAGACAACAGCCAGACTGATCGCCGTAACTTCCGTGTTAGAGTAGAAGATCGTTCAGCATAACAGCCAAATTGACTACAAATTCCATATCTGTAGTTAAATATTCACATGGATGAAACCACAAATATTCCCGCCTCTGATGAACCCAAGTATGAGGTAATACCTTTACCCCCTGAAGAACCTACTGATCCCTCTAAGCGTGGACCCAAACCCAAACAACTTAAAGCAGTAGAAGTCTATGGTTATGAAGTCGGCAGAGGTCTGCGTAAGCGAGTAGTAAGTCCTGATCAAATATATGAATTAGCCGCTATTGGCTGTAATGACAGTGAAATAGCCAGATGGTTTGATGTAGCAGAAACCACCCTAAAAAGTAATTTCAGTGATATCTTGGCAAAAGGTCGTGAAGATGTCAAGATGACCCTACGCAGAGCCATGCTAAAGAATGCCTTAGGTGGCAATGCTGTGATGCAGATATGGCTAAGCAAGAACATGTTGGGCATGAGTGACAACCCCACACACGCAGATGATCAAAAACCCTTACCTTGGAATGATAACACTGATGAACCCACAGAACAAGTATGATATAATCTATGCAGATCCACCTTGGCACTATGCCGCACGCAATACTAATACTGTGTTTGGTGGAGGAGTCACAGACAAATATCCCACAATGCAGTTAGAAGATATCTGTGCATTGCCAGTTCAAGATTGGGTCAATGACGACGCAGTCCTGTTCATATGGACCACTATGCCTTATCTAATGAGAACCAATCAAGTGATTACCAGTTGGGGCTTTGAATATGTCACCTGTGCATTTACTTGGGTCAAAACCAATCCACGAGCAGGCACCATATTCAAAGGTGTGGGCAATTATACCAAACACAATGCAGAACTATGCTTATTGGCTCGCAGAGGCGATACACTGCCAAGAGAACATCGTGATGTGGCACAGATCATAATGGAACCACGCAGAGAACACAGTCGCAAACCTGATCGTGTAAGAGACGACATTGTTAGATTGTTTGGCGATAGACCTAGATTGGAAATGTTTGCCAGAACTAGTGCTCTAGGATGGGATACTTGGGGCAATGATGTCAACAAGTTTGACTCAGAGACTGTGGTAGATGCCGCTTAGTCCTGCACAAGTTAGCGTTGCCAAGGATACTCACCGTTTCCGTGTGGTGTGTGCTGGTCGTAGATTCGGCAAGACATTTCTAGCCATTAGAGAACTATGTTTCCACGCTAAAGAACCAGATCAAGATGTCCTATACGTTGCTCCTACATTTGGACAGGCTAAACACATAGTATGGCGACAGTTAAAGAATCGTTTAATGGATCTAAATTGGATCAAGAAAGTAAATGAAACTGAATTAACCATCACACTTAGAAACAATAGCCGCATATACCTTAAAGGTGCTGATGCCTATGATAGACTACGTGGTGGTCAATATAACTTTATCGTCATAGATGAAATGGCTGACATAGTGCCAGAAGCATGGTATGAAACACTACGCCCAACACTATCTAACACATTGGGTAAAGCATTATTCATAGGCACACCCAAAGGGCTCAATCACTTCTATGATCTATACCAGAATTCAGCAATGGATCCAGACAATTGGGCATCATACAGTTTTACCACATTAGAAGGTGGCAATGTTCCAGAAGATGAAATCCACCAAGCACAGCGTGATCTAGATGCTAAGACATTCAAACAAGAATATGAAGCCAGTTTTGAAACATTTGCTGGACGCATATACTACAATTTTGAAAGGATACACAAT